TAGCAAATTCATAAGTATCTTTAGATACATGTGTCTTTGGTAAGCTGATATCAACTCCTAATCGGGTCATGATTGCTTTATACTTATCGGCAACTCTATTGTTTTTGATAACAATATCGTCGCCAAGTATAATGTAATCATTAAAGTTACTTATACCACAACAAAATGCGGCATAGTTAACTACCAGATGATGAGTGATGGTAAAGGCAGCTCAGCTACTATAGGCCCCCATGGGCTGACCTACACTATATCTAAGAGTTGAGTTCAATTCCTTAGAAAAGAACTCTCTATTAGATAAGAGGTTAGCCCAGTTATTTGCAAAATAAGCATCATTATATATATATGATAATAGCTTCTTTTGTAACTTAATTGGGAATCTATCAGTAGCAGCACTCAAGTCTAAGCTGTAGAAGTTTTCTTTAACATCTTCAGACCAATTATGAAAAGGATCCTGAGTAAAGGTTCTATCATTAGGGATACTACTTAATAAATCAAGTAGTCCTTCATGAATAGGTTTAAGAACAAATTGACTTTGGTAATCAACCATAGCAATAATTCTTAACTTTAACTCTGGGTCTTTGACTATTGACAATTTACCAGTGTGCATTTTATCTTGTGGAATCTTTTCAGGATTCACAATACTGTTAACTATACTAAGGAATCTCAATGTAATAATTGATTTTCAATAGTCCTTGTTAACAATCCCTAAAATTCATTGCAATTGTGATGAATTTAGGTAACGTGCACCCCATAACGCAGATACAGTGGCTGGTCCATTTGGACTACCCTTTGTACTTGTGTAATGGTTTTTGTCAGTATAAATTGGTTTTGTAAGATTGAGATTATTCGTAATTATCCAAAACTTTATATAAGAAGCAGGAATTGTTCATTCCTTTCCTTTATAAGGTGCGGTAATTGTTGAATAATCCGGTTGAAGTTTTCGACTTTCTTCTTTATTAGGTTTAACACTCCTTGTAAAGGTTAAAAGAGTTAAAATAACTCTTAAACCAATACTTGAAGTAAGAAACTTTTTGAGAAAGTAAAGTCGTTTAGGTCAACCGGAACTGTCTATTGCTACACCGGCCTGATTAACAAATAAAGGTTTTCCACATATGTATCGCGTACAATGAAGCTTACAAGCTTTAAAGTATTTGATAGCATATTGGATTCCTGAATCCTTTCGGATTTTTGTAAAAAGGTCGATGTATTTCTTCACAATATGTGGATTATTCACTCTAAATACTAGTTTTAATAGTCTTGTTATTATTAAAACAGTATTAGTTGAATTTTTCATGTAAAATGACGGAATTACAGACTGCGTGTTTAATGCAGCCACGGTCACCGGTCCTAACCATTACTATACTCTATAAAGAGCGTTAGTACATGGATTAGTTCCCCACGGAAGAGGATCCATGCCTGGAATCTCTGTTTTCTCAAAGACCCCAGCCGACTTTCGATTTT